GGCGGTGCGGATGTCCCGGACAGGATGAAAAGCCCGGATGATCCGGCGCCGCTCATTGCATGTTATGTGGCTTTCGCAGGGCTGACTATGGTCGACACCGGGAAGGCGAAAATATACGAGTCTGCCTATGCCCAGGGGGCAGGGCTGGCGCTGATTTAAGGAGAAAGACATGAGACTAACTGAAAGATTCCGGGCGATGTTTGGAACGACATATCACATCAACATCACATCGGAATCATATCCAACTGTGGACGGGATGTCCGCGCGGAGGCTATATGCCACCCAGGCGAACTTACATGCCGTTGTGTCATTCCTGTCCGATTCCATCGCACAGCTGCCGTTGAAGGTCTATACACGGAAGGGCGAGACAGACAGAGAAAGAGATCGCGACAGCGTTGCGGCCAAGCTGCTCTGGAGACCGAATCCAGACCAGACGGCCTATGAATTCATGGAAGGACTCACAACAGAGTATTACCTGATGGGCGTGGCTGTCCTGTGGCTGCTGCCGGACGCGGACAGTCCGTCAGGGTACCAGCTGAGAATCATCCCGAGGGAGTGGATCGAGGACCAGCGGAGCGAGACCAACTATGCTCCGAGCGTGCTCCGGGTAAGAGCGTCCGGATCCGGAACACTTATCGAGATCCCAAAGGATGAATTCGTGATGTTCCGGATGTACAACCCGGGCAATCCGGGAGGATACCAGTCGCCCATCGCCGCTCTGAGGCAGACTCTTAATGAGCAGGTGCAGGCCGACCGGTTCCGGTCCGAGATCTGGAAGAGCTCCGGACGGTTCAACGCCTTTATAACACGCCCGAAGGATGTGCAGCCGTGGGATGACGGGCAGCGAAAGAAATTCGTCGCTACATTCCGCGAAGCATGGAGCCAGGGCGGAGCGAACGCTGGCAAGATACCACTGCTGGAAGATGGGATGGAGATAAAACCATACCAGTTCAACGCTAAAGAAGCTCAGTATGCGGAGACAAAACAGCTGTCACGTGAAGACGTCGCGGCTGCATACCACATCAACCCATCGCTGATCTGGCATACCACCACTCAGACATATGCCAGCGCAAAGGACAATGCCAGAGCGCTCTACGCGGATTGCCTGGGGCCGGTCATCCAGATGCTCCAGCAGAGAATAAACAGCTTCCTGCTGCCTATGATCGGCGCAGATCCGAACACTTACGTGGAATTCGACCTGACCGAAAAGCTGAAGGGCTCCTTCGAAGAGCGTGCGAGCATCATCCAGTCTTCCGTTGGTGGTCCGTGGATGACCAGGAACGAAGCGAGAGCGGACAACAACCTGCCGCCTGTCGACGGAGGCGACGAGCTCATAGTCCCGCTGAACGTCATTGAAGGCGGACAGGCTTCGCCACAGGACACACACATGGATGAGCAGGAGGGATTAACGGCCCCGTCGCTTACTGGAGTAGTTGACAGAGACACGGCACTCAGGGAATTTAAGAGACTCAACAAGCTGTGCGGATGTCAAGACTGCAAATCGGACCAGATCAGCATCAAGGCGATGTCGTCAGCGGACGAAGATGAGCGGATGGCAGATGTCCTGAAGCGGTTCTTTGAGAGACAGGCAGCCAGCGTACTGCCAAAAATCGGAGCAGGGGCTGACTGGTGGGATGAAGACCGGTGGGACATGGAGCTGGCAGACGATATTGAGCCGCTCATGGATGACATCGCAGACAGACACGGAAAAGAAACGGCCGAGGCAATTGGGACAAAGTACTACACGGACCAGACAAGAGCCTGGCTGCGTGCGTGTGCAGAAGGGCGGGCGAAGGCCATCAACAGCACGACGCGGAAGAGGCTGGAGGACGCCATTGAAGCGGAAGATGAAGAAAACACGCCGGCACACGTGATGGATGTCAGAGGTTCCGACTCAGAAAAGGTCGGGAGCAAACTGGCAAGGGACATCGCGGGATGGGCCATAGTCGTTGAAGCGATCAACCAGGCACGCCAGCAGGGATTCGACGCAAATGTGCAGAAACGCTGGGTTACTGGAGGAAACCCGAGACCGGAGCACGCTGCCATGGACGGCGAGACAGTCGATATTGACGACGCATTCTCGAATGGATGCTCGTGGCCCGGAGACGACAACGGAGATCCGGACACGACCTGCGGATGCAACTGCTCAACCGAAGTCATCATCACCGTATAAGGAGGTCAGAGATGAGATACAAAGAATTTAGTGTCAAATATGACGACACAGGAAATGGATCCATCGAAGGATACGCGTCCACATGGATCCTGGAACCGGACAGCTACGGCGATGTTGTAAAAGCCGGAGCATTTTCCCGAACACTGAAAGAACGCTGGAACGGCGGCAAGGGCATCCCGTTCCTGTGGGCACACCAGATGAACGAGCTTAGTTCCTATATCGGGACTGCCGATGCAGAAGAGGATGACAAGGGTCTTCACTTCGTTGCCAAGTTCGATGACACAGACGAAGCCCAGAGAGTCCGTGAGCTGTACAAGGATGGCCGGCTGTCGAAGTTCAGCTTCGCATTTGACATTTTTGAGGACGGTATGGTCACTCTCGAAGACGGCGTAAAGGCGCACGAACTGAGAGATCTGGAACTGTATGAGATCTCCTGCGTGTGCGTGCCAGCGAATGACGATGCCGGAGTAGTGGCAGTTAAGTCAGTGGAACCGGAAGAGAAAGCCGGAAGAAGGAACAGCAAAAAGGATGCAGATGCAATCAGAGAAGCCATCACGCTACTTCAGGGAGTCCTGGGGGAGCTTGAGGATACAGAAGAGGATCCGCAGGACGGAGAGGACGATGCAAAGGCCAACGGGGCACCGGAGGAGCCGGAGCAGAGCAATCCGAAGAAAGATGCTCTTTTGGAAGTTATCGCAAAGCTCGAAAAGGAGGTAAAACATGACTCTTAATGAGCAGATGAAAGAAAAGAAAGACGCGCTTGTGGCTCTGAAGGAGAGAATCGAAGCCGAAGATACAGAAGCTATCGCTGAGGCAGAGGAGCTGACAAACGCAATCTCCGAACTGGAGAAGTCCATTGAAGCGGCTGAGAAGGCCAAGGAAAAGCTGGCCATGATCGGCAACGAAGAACCTGAGGAGGAAACAGGAATGGAAGAGAAGACCGGACTGAAGGCCCTGAACCTTGAGTACCTGAAAGACAACAGAGGATCCGTGCAGACCTATGTAAAGGGAGCCACCGATGAATCCAAAAAGCCAACGATCCCGTTCGTAAGCACCGACGTAGCCGAGATCAAATACAACCTCGGAGTAAGAGACCTGTTCTCTGCTGAATCGATCAGCGGAAACAGCTACACCTTCTTCCGCATGGGAGCAACGGATCTGCCGGATAGCTTCACAGGAAGCACAAACGAAGCCGCGGAAAAACCGCAGATTCACCCGACGTATACAACCGTCACCGCTGCTCTGGTCAAAAAGGCTTGCCACCTGAAGGAGACCGACGAACTTCTGAACGATGCTCCGTACCTTGAGAGCGTTATCAGAGGCCGTGGCGTGTATGAGCTGCAGAAGGCGATTGAGTCCTATCTGGTGAGCACCCTGCTCGGAACTTCCGGCATCGACGTGACCGTCAACAGCGGCATCAGCTTCGACAACCTGCTGAAGGCGAAGATGGCAGTCAACGCCAATACCGGCTATGACGCAGACGCGATCATCATCAACCCGGCTGACCTGCAGACCCTGCTTCTGACCAAGGACGGCAGCGGCGGATCTGTTGGCCAGTACCTGATGGGTGGCCCGGCGTATGCTCCGTATGGTAATGGCGCATATGGCCAGTACCTGCCGATCTGGGGCATGAAGGTCGTCGCATCTTCCGCGATCAGCCAGGGCACTGCGATCGTAGGTGCGTTCAAGGCTTGCGCTTCCATCATCACAAAGGCCGGCGAAGGCTTCAGAGTTGAGGTCGCAAACCAGAACGAGGACGATTTCGTGAAGAACATCGTTACTGTCCGTATCGAGGAAAGACTGCTTGAGGCAGTAAGACTGCCGGGCGGCTTCGCGAAGGTCTACACCGCATCCACAACCACAACCACGGAGTAATGTTGACGCTGATAGGGATACCAACAGCCAATACTGTCGAACCGGAGACCCTTAAAGCAATTTATGGACAGGCAGATGCAGACACAGACACATCTCTGGACATCCTATATGGATTCCGTATAGACGTGCAACGAAATCTGCTCTGTGAGGAAGCAATTAGAATCGGGGCCGACTATCTTCTGATGGTCGACTCCGATGTGGTTCTTCCTTCAACGGCCTTAAGGGACTTGCTTGATCCGCCTGCGGAGATCGTGAGCGGATTGGTCCGGATCAAGAGCCTACGACGCAAGGGGGAGTATGCTGCTGTGTTCAAAGGCGTCCCGCTCTTGTATGAGTCTATTCCGGAAGGGCGGTCAAAGGTCGACTGGTGTGGCGGGGCTTGTCTGATGATAAAGACTAGCATTCTGAAAGATATACCAAAACCGTGGTTTGAATTTCACGAAGAACCGGGGGCGGCTGTATCAGAGGATATATGGTTTTGTCAGCAAGCGCAGAAGGCTGGTATCCAAGTATACGCAGATAAACGTGTGGCCTGTGGGCACATCATTAAAGAACAATATGGATTCAAGGAGGGGTTCTGATGCTGAAACTTTACCGGGTCGGCACTCACATATTCCAGTATGAAGAGGGCGAACAGCCACAGGGTGCTGAAGAAATCATAGAGGGTCTGTATCAACCCTCATTCCAGAAAAAGCAGGGCGCAGCTAACAAGGCTCGCAAGACACCTGCCAATAAGGCAAAGAAGGCGGCGAAGAAATGAGTCTACTAACTACTTGGGGATACACTCTGACAGAGACAAACAAGCTGGAAGACATGCTCACGTTCGATGAGTTCAACGACTTCACCGCGGGAAAATATGCCGGCGATCGGCGCATGGTGCCAAACATCAAGGCGGTCAGCCAGGCTATAAGGAACTACTGCGGCTGGCACGTGTACCCGTCCTCGTTGTGCAAGTTGGAGACTACGTTCTTCGACCGCAGAATCACGTTCGTCGGTCGGAACCTGCTGATACAGCTCCCAGCGAAGTATGTTACATCGGTCGAGTCTGTCACGATAGATGGTGTGGATTACACTGCGTTCGTGTCAGAACCGAACGGACTCCTGAAGGTCTATGGTGTGGATTATATCAGCCTGCAGGAGTACTCGCCGTTGATTGTGGAATACACTGCCGGCCTGCCAGATGAGCTGATGGGGAGCATCAAAGAACTGGCGGCGCATCGTATCACCCACGCGCTGGCATCGTCCGGAGGCGTGCAGTCTGAGACGGCTGGTGGAGTGTCCATCACATACTCAGCGAACTGGACCAACTCGGCGAGATCCACCGCACTGGCAGATGACAACAAGGAAGTTCTCGAGCCGTACAGATTACAGGGGGTGTTCTAAATGGCACTACCATCATGGTTCAGACAGAACGTGACACGCGTGCGGCCCGGAACAAAGATCGTGCGCGGTTCAGAGGTCCCGGACTGGGAGCACGCCGAGACGGCAGTCATAACAGGATGCTCCGTACAGCCGAGCGCCACGACACTGTCACAGGACGGCAGAGTGCTGGGCGTATCGGAGAGCTTCTCGGTGTACATGCCGCCGGATGCTGACGTGCAGGAAGGCGACAGGATCATCTACGAGGGGAAGCTGTTCGTGGTCAGAGGAATCCCGGGCACATGGATATCACCGACCGGAAATCTGACGAACAAACAGGTCATCATCGAAAGGTGGGAAGGCTGATGACGGAAATCAAAATTGAGTTTTTCTCAGAAGGTTTCAGACAGCTCCTGATGTCGGATGGCGTGAGGGCGCTCGTGGAAAGCACAGCAGAAGACATCTGTGCCAGGGCGAATGCCAACGTCGGAGACATCGAGACAGCCGGATACAAAGTGACCACAATGCAGGGCGGCTATGGTGGAGGCAGATGGATCTCGCACGTACAGGCTGCAGATTATGCCGCGGCCGCCGCTGAAGCGGAAAACAAAACATTAACAAGGGCGGTGAAGTGATGAGCATCACAATTAGCAGAAGCATAGACGTGGAAGAGGCTGTCAGGGGCGCACTTGCCCCATACGTGAAAGCCTACTGCCCGCCGTTGCCATCCGACGTTGAAATGCCGAGCATACTTGTGCAGGCGACCGGGGGCGACACCGAAGCAGCCATATCTGGCAAAGGCAAGGTGGACACCTTCGTGGTCACATTAGACGCGAGGGCAAACGAAGAGGCGGACGCTCTGGAACTGCTCCGGAACGCGGTGGCGATCCTTACCGAAACGAAGGTAAAGGGCTACGCATACGCAGCAGTGAACTCGCTCTACTCGTGGGGAGTAGACCCAGTGCGCCCGGATCTGGCTATGTGCACAGCGACGATGGTCGTCACAGCGCACCGGGAAACCATAACCATTGAATAACTATTGGAGGTAAAAACATGGGTACACACGACGCTAAACTTGGTATCGGATATGAGTCCGGGATGTTCTACCATGCTCCGGCGGGTACATCGCTCCCGACATATCCAACAGAGACGCTGGCAGCTGCATGGAAGGAAGTCGGCGACGTATCCGGAGATGGCATCACGCTAGCTCTGGACAAGTCAACTGAGAACCTGCGTAACTGGTCGAACAAGATCAAGCGTGTCATCGTATCGGAACACACTGAAACCATTCAGGCTCCGATCATGGACACCACAGAGGAGACTCTGGTGACAATGCTGGGTGCTGACGCTGTGGAAACTGAAACCGCAACGACTGCACACGGCGCTCTTGTTACCGCATCTCTGTCCCAGGATGTCCTTCCGGAAGAGGAAGCGTTCCTGTTCATCATGAAGGATGATGATGACTGCATCGCGATCGGATGTGAGACGGGCCAGATCACTGCGATGGAGAACGTCACATTCGCTCCGGGTTCAGTCATCACATGGACTCCGACCATCACCGCTCTGGAAGGTGGCTGGGAGCTCATCATGGACGACGGACAGAAGAGTTCCTAAAAGCTCTGAGAGGAGGATGAAACATGGCAAAGAAGAAAAGATTCAAACTGATTCATCATGAACCTTTTGTTTTTGAAGGTGACAAGGGTGAGTATGAGATCCCACCATTGGAAAAGCTGGCTTACGACCAGTGGAAAGATGTGGCCGCTATAGCTATGGGCGCAGAAGTGGACCCGGGCATTCTCTTGGCAGGATATAAGGAGTTTTTCCTGAAAGCATGCCCCGAGATTGAGAACGAAGAGATCGGCGACAATCAGTGGCTCCAGTTTGGTTCCGCATACTTCGAATCAATGGGGGAATAGCGAGCCTCTCGGCATTTGTGACTGAGCACGAAGGGGCTATTGAGTATGATCTACTCACACAAACAGGTCACGAGCTGCAGGACGTCGGACGGTCTCTATCATGGAGCGCGCTGGCGTCCTTTGTTATTAACGATGGCAGTGATTCGGCTCTATCGAGAGAGCTGGACGCGGAACGCCATCTGTGGGCCACTACCACGAAGACAAACGGGATCCTTGCGGACATTTTCGACATGCTCGCACAGATCAACGCGAACCTTGTGGCTATCGGGGAGCGGAAGCCGAGCAAACAGCCGGCACCATATCCGCGTCCGGGTGTAGAAGAGAAACGCGAAAACGTGAAGCACTACGGAAAGGGCGCACTGCCAAGAGGTCAGTTCCGGGCGTGGCTCGAGAAGAAGAGGAAAGAACGAAATGCCAGGAATGATTGAAGTCGGCAAAGCGACAGTAACAATAGTTCCTAATATGCAAGGCGCACAGCAGGCCATCTCGTCACAGATGGGAGCGGCCGCTGCATCAGCCGGAAAGACTGCGGCAACTGGAGCAGGCGCATCATTTTTGGGTGGTCTCGGTGCGAAGCTGGGAGCGCTTAAAAGCCTGTTCGCCGTTGCGCTTCCTGCAGCTGCTGCCGGCGCAGTCGGGAAAGCTCTGTTCGATGTGGGTGCTGAATTCGATGAGATGACAGATACAATCATCGTCGGCACAGGAGCATCCGGGAAAGCGCTGGAAGACTTGCAGGACGCCGCAAAGGGAATCGCCACCACAGTCCCGATGTCATTCGCAGATGCGGGCGACATGGTCCAGGATCTGAACACAAGACTGGGACTGACAGGCGACACGCTGCAGGAGGTCGGCACGCAGATCGCGCAGGTCGGTGACATGACCGGCGAGGCATTCGACACTGAGAAGTTCGCTGGCGCGATGTCAGTATGGGGCACGGCGGCAGAGGACATGTCCGGGCAACTGGATACACTGTTCGCCATCAGCCAGTCGACAGGCATCGGCATGAACGACCTGACCGGCATCATGGAGAAGTCAGCGCCGCAGATGAAGGCGCTCGGATACTCGTTCGAGGACACAGCCGCGATGGCAGGGTTGCTCGATAAAGCCGGTCTTGATGCAAACAGCACACTGTCGAAGATGTCGATGGGCCTTGCGAAGGTGGCAAAGGATGGAGAAGAACCAGCCGAAGCCATGAAGCGGGTCACTGAGGAAATCGGTGGTTACATCGAGAAGGGCGACGAAGCGGCTGCTATAAGTGCAGCGTCCGACCTGTTCGGGACAAGAGGCGCGACACAGTTCGTTGAAGCGGTCCAGTCCGGAGCGATGTCCATCGACGAATTCAGTTCGGCCATGTCGGATTCCTCCGGGATCATATCCAACACCCAGAAGGAGACCATGTCCTTCGGTGAGCGTGTGGATGTTCTGAAGAACCAGTTCAAGGCCCTGCTGGAGCCGATGGGTTCAGCGGTGTTCTCAGGCCTGTCCACAGCGATGGAAGTGATAACTGAGAAGTTCGGTCAATTCGTCAACGGCCCTGGGCAGGCCATCGGGGATGTGTTCCAGAAGGTGGTCAGCTTTGGTAAGCGCGTGATCACGATATTCACGGACGCATTCGGGGACGTGACGGGGCTGAAGTCCTTCGGAGATACCGCAAAGACAGTGACTGGCACGGTGTCGAGGCTGTTCAGTGCGCTGAGACCTGTGGCATCACTTATGCTGAGACTCGGCGGAGGAATAATCAAACCGCTGGCGAAGCTGGTGGGCACTGTTCTCGGTACAGCCTTCCGGATGCTGATCACTGCAGTCAATAAGGGCGTGACGGTGCTGAACAAGGCCAAGAGCGTGATGCAGACAGTCAAGAACGCCGTGTCATCGTTCAAGGAAGCCGTAACGAAGCCGTTCAAGTTCCTTGGCGGACTGAAGCGGCCGCACATCAACATCAGCGGTGGTAGTATCCCGTTCGGAATCGGCGGCAAAGGTACCAAGCCAAGCATCGACGTATACTGGGCGGCTCGAGGAGGTATCCTGGACAGTTCCACACTCATCGGCATCGGCGCCGGTGAAGCGGGCAAGGAAGCCCTGCTGCCACTCGAGAGGAACACCGGATGGATGGACACACTGGCTGAGAAGATTGGCGGGGGCAACACGTTCAATGTGACCATGTATGCTGGATCCGCAGAGAATCCGGAACAGTTCGCACAGCGGACCGTCAGAGAGCTTCGGAGACTGGCCCGCACAGGAGCCGTATAAGGGGACATATAAATGGCCAAAAAAACTACCAAAGCAAATACAGGGCTGTCCATCACAAGGAACGGCAACAAGTTCACGGTGGGCAGCTGGAAGATAAAAGCGAAGGATGTCGACTGGCAGAAGATCAGATACCGGACGTATGACGGGACCGCATGGAGCGCATGGACCACGAAGAAGGTCGGTAAGAAAAAAACGACCTACAGCTTCGAGTTAGATCCGACGGCGACCATCACCCGCGTGCAGGCGGAGACTCAGACAGATCGGGACGGCGCGAAGTATAAGCCGTCAGCATGGGATTCTGCGTCCGCACTGTTCGAGGTCCTTCCGCCACCTGATCCAGTCCTGACCGTGTCAGCTGATTCCGCAAACAAGACGACATTCAGCTGGAGCATCGATTCGAGCGAGAGTGCGCAGGAGTGGTACTATCAGACCTTATACAGGACAAAGTGCACATCGACACCGGACAGCTCATCTGACTGGAGCGACTGGGCGCCGCTGAATCAAAGCTCAGTCGTTTATACAGACAACGTCCTGAATCAGACACGTATATTCCAGATCAAGGCAGTCGGCCCTGGCGGAGAATCCGCCATCCAGACAGAGCGACATGAACTGTGTGTCCCTCCGATAGCGACATGGGTCGAATCCACTGAGCAGACCGGAGGAAATCTGGGCTACGCGGTCACATACACGAAGCGCGCGTCTTATTACGAGATGACGTACAACGTGAACCTGTCAGCGTCGAGCTATTCGGCAGACAGCATCATTCCCCAGTATTACATCGGAGCACCGGACGCAGACATGAACTGCCCGAGTGATGCAAACTGGGTGGATGGAAGCACGTACAACTACTCCGATGGCAAGACCAACTACCCGCTGGCCATAACGACAGGCAGCCTTATCGGCGACGATGAATGTCTGTGGGCGAGAGTCAAGACCGTCCATGATGGGACAGAGTCGCACTCAGAGGCGTACAGAGTCATCACAGGGAAGCTGGCCGCACCGACGGCGACCATCTCCATGGGCACGCCGACAGCATCTGGATTCAGCGTGACGATCAACGTCACAGATGCCGGCACGGATGTCCCGGGGGCATACATGCAGGTCTACCTGGAGCGGTATTCAGCTGCAGGCGTTGAGAATTACATCCTGATCGGCACACTGGCGAACGGTGAAACCACGAAGACCATCACCAGCTCCATCGACATCACCGGAGAGACGGGATACGGAATCCACGTCCGGAACGTTACGGCCGATGGTTCTTCGATGGTATCGGGGTTCTACGATTACGCCACATCGATGCCGACAGCGCCGTCACTGGACAGTGTGGATCCGACAAACACATCCGGCAAGGTCTATCTGTCATGGACGAACTACTGGGCAGATGCCACAGGAGTCATCATCTCATGGACACAGGACCCAGACAACTGGATGTCGAACGAAGAGCCGGAGACCTACGAGATCACTGAAGTGGCAAGTCACTGGTATATTACAGGGCTGGAAACTGGCGTCACGTGGTACTTCCGCATCAGGTCGGTTATGACAGACATGGACAGCGAGACACTGTCGCCGTGGTCCGAGATCAAACCCATCGACTTGTCATCCGCTCCGGCCATCCCGGTGCTGTACCTCTCAGACGAAGTGTGTACAGCAGACGGCATGGTTACAGCATACTGGTCTTACGTCACCACAGACGGAACAGCACAGGTCGCAGGGAACATCGTGAGGGCGTATCCGTCCGGAGGGTCGTGGACATACAGCAAACCTATCGTATCGGTTACATCAGCGCAGCATGTGGACATCTATCCACAGGAATACGGATGGTCAACTGGATCTACCATATACCTGGCACTGCAGACACGGTCCGGATCAGGCGGCGCGTCAGAGTATTCGACTCCGGCGAAGCTGGTGATCGCGGCGAAGCCGTCCGTGACCATCGCAAGCCAGAACCTGGCCTACGTCGACACAGTGACGGAATACTTTGATGGAGATGCTTCGACAACTGAATTTTTGTGCGCAAACAGCTTATCGGGTGCGCCAACGGTCACTGTAGACGATGAAGCGGTGACCGCGACATACTCAGGCGACACCGTCACACTGTCGACAGCGCCGGCAGAAGGCGCAGAGATCAAAGTGGTTTATACCACATCGGACTACTGGACACTGAAAAGCCTGCCGCTCACCATGAGGCTGAGACCAGTGCGTGCAGCATCTGTCACGGTGGCACTGGAGAGGTCGAGCACATATCCGATGGAAAGACCGGATGGCAAAGTCACCGACGGACCTATCGGAGAGACGATATATGTGAAGACTCTGCCGGCAGCCGATACGATGGATATCAGCATCGGAACGAACGACCTGATCGGGCATCTCGATGACGGAGCGTTCTACAGACTCATAGTCACCGTAGAGGATGTATATGGTCAGACGGCACAGGCGACACCGAAGATGTTCAAAGTACACTGGTCGCACCAGGCATGGAGACCTGTAGCACATTTCAAGACAGACTTTGAACGTTATGCTGCACGGATCAGACCTGTTGCCGGTGCAGAATATGTGGATGGAGATACCTGCGACATCTACCGGATCGGATTCGATGGGCCGGAGCTGATCTACTCCGGGGCGGAATTCGGAGAAGAGTACGTAGATCCGTTCCCGGCATTCGGGCCGGACAGCGGATACAAGGTGGTAACTGTCACAGCGGCAGGCGACTACATCACAGAAGACAACGACTTCGCCGAGTATGACACCACAGAAGAGGGCGGCTATCCGCAGCTTGATCCGGGGACACTCGTGATCGACTTCGCTGATGACCGCGCGGAACTGCCATACAACATCGCCATGAGCAATGCATGGACGAAGGACTTCGAGCGGACGGTCTATCTGGGCGGACATGTGGCAGGCGACCACAACAAAGCAGTGACAAGAGACCTGAACGCCACATCCGTGCTGGTACGTGGAGACAGGGACGGCGTGGCCGAGCTGATGAGAGACCTTGCGAACTATCCTGGTATCTGCCATGTGCGGACCCCGGAAGGAAGCAGCTTCGCCGCAGATGTGCAGGTACAGGAGTCTACATCATATGACAAGGCGAGCGTCGACTATCAGCTGCAGATCCAGAAGGTGGACACCGTCGGATTTGACGGCATGACATACGCAGAATGGAAGGAAACCATATGATCTGGAAGGACGGATTCACAGGTTCATACTACATCACGCTGGTAGATACATATTCGTGGCGTGACGTTGGCCGGATGGAGATAACCAGCGGGACCATCGAACGGACACCGGCAGATCTGATGGAGTCAGCTGACCTGACCATGCGCCAGCTTCCGGGAAACGGAGAGGCATGGATCAGGATATGGTTGGATGCTGATCAGAACGGTGTTATACATGTTCCGCTGTTCACGGGGCTGACGTCCGCGCCGATCAGAGACATCAACGGGCGGCGGGAGTTGTTCAAAGTGGAGTGCTATTCAGTACTGAAGCCACTGGATGACATCCTACTGGACCGTGGATACTACATCCCGGCAGAGGTCACCGCTCCGAAGGCAGCCGAGAGACTGCTGAAGGCGGGACCGGCTCCGGTGGTGGTTGACGACTCAGTGACGATGCCGAAGCTCACAGAGTCCATCGTTGCCGAGGAAGGCGAGACCAAGCTGACTCTGGCACAGAAGATCATAAACGTCATAGGGTGGCGCATCCGCATCGATGGTCGTGGCGTGATCCACATCGAGCCAAGGCCGGAAAGCATAGCAGCAAGGTTCGACTCAAACATGAACGACGTCATCGAGCTGGATCTGACAGATGAATATGACTGGTTCGCATGTCCGAACATCCTCAGGGTCATCTCAGACGACCTGATGTCAATCGCAAGGGACGACGATCCGGAGTCTCCGCTGTCGACGGTAAGCCGGGGACGTGAGATCTGGGCGGAGGAGACATCCCCGGCACTGGGGACGAATGAGTCTCTGTCGGCCTACGCGATGAGGAGGCTGAAGGAGCTGCAGGGGCCTGCACGGACCGTGACATACACAAGACGATTCGATCCGGACATTGCGGTCGGGGACATGGTTCGGTTCAACCACCCAGAGATAAATATTGACGACACTTTTGAGGTTATATCACAGACTTTGACTCTGTCGCACGGATGCAGGACAGAAGAAGAGGCGGTACGGACATGAGCAAACTGATCAGCAGGATGATCGCCGCGATCCAAGCGGCCACTGCCACAAAAACATCAGGATATGACACAGTGGCGACCGTGAAGCGGGTCGAAGGCAACACTGCATGGGTACACATCCCCGGAGGAGTCGACGAAACGCCGGCGAAGATGACCATCAATGCAAAGGCTGGAGATTCGGTGCAGGTGAGAGTCGGAAACGGCAAGGCGTTCCTGGTCGGGAATGCGACATCGCCACCGACTGACGACACAAGGGCCATCGTGGCACAAGAGTCAGCTGATGAAGCGGCTGTAGCGGCACTGAAAGCACGGCAGAGAGCGTATGACGCTCAGAAGGCTGCGGATCAGAACGCCATCGACATGGCGAACGCTGTGGTGGAGATTAACAGCGACATTGCTGACCTGCAGTCGCAGATAGATGGTAATATCACGAGCTGGTTCTACACTGTGGATCCGGCGATGAATCTGCCGCCAGTCACGGTGGATCCGGACAATCCGGAGAGCACCGGCTGGGACACGGATGAGAAAAAGCAGAATCACGTTGGAGACCTGTATTACAACACAGATACGGGGCACGTCTGGAGATTCGTATATCAGAATGGCGCATACCAGTGGGTAGCAGTACAGGACTCCGACGTCACGAGAGCGCTGGAACTGGCATCTGAAGCGAAGGACACGGCCGATGGCAAGCGCAGGGTGTTCATCACGCAGCCTGTTCCACCGTATGACGCAGGCGACCTGTGGTGCGTTGGAAACACCGGGGATATTCTGACCTGTACCATTCCGAAAGTGGAAGGACAGATATATCAGGCAAGTGACTGGTCGAAACTGAACAAGTACACAGACGATTCCAGAGCAAATGCGGCATACAACCTTGCGGATCAGGCGAACACCACAGCAGGGAATGCTATGGTATCAGCGAACGGTAAAAACAGGGTGTATCATCAGTCAAGCGCACCGGCAGGAGGAACATACATCAACGGTGATACATGGTTCGATACGGATGACGGCTATAGAATGTACCGATACCAAACTGGGACTGGATGGGTACAGGAGCAGTTTGGAACGGACGCTATTGCTGACACAGCGATCACGTCTGCAAAAATAGAAAATGCCGCGATAACGAATGCGAAAATTGCAGACGGGACTATACAAAATGCCAAAATATCCACATTAGACGCCGGGAAGATAACGAGTGGATATCTTGATGCGGCAAGGATCCAGGCAAACAGCCTGTCCATAGGCAAAGTGAACGGGCTCCAGGCATCACTGGATGCAAAAGTAACCAATGGAGCAAACATATCCGTACTGACGAATGACGGCACGTACACCACAGGCAAGATGGCGTCAGTCACGACGCACACCAGGCAGACATCATTTGCAACGGCGGCAGGGTATGTCGGAATCTCAAATGATTCCTGGGGGAGCGTTACGTCGTTCGATGGGGCTATCGGGGACATGGTGCTGATTCCGTTCACCATAACGGACAGAGACAACACGCAGGCGTCAATGCTTTGCAGGGTGCGGTCTTACTCCGGAACGACACTGTATGCGGATAATCTGGCACTGATGCTCGATGCGACGGCTAGCAAGTATGTCACCGAGATCAGCGGGTACGCAGGCATCACGGTACACGCCAGCGAAGACTACTCAAATTTTGCGGCAGTGAATTCTGACGGGATGCAGGTTTATAAGAGCGGAAACAGGGCCGCTAAATTTGGCGAAGAAACAGTCATAGGCAAAACAAGCGGACCACATGTGCAGATAGACTCTGTGGGGATGTCGCTGCACTTTGACAGCTCAGAAGCGGCAGAGATAGCCCTGATCAGCACCCTGAACGGATACACGATAGTCGGGCCTATCGTGAAGGCAACAAGTGCGCTGCAAAGCTCCGGGTCAATCACAGGCGCGTCGCTATCGGTGTCAGGAGCTGCGTCGCTCGGATTCATGTCAAATGCGTCGAGCCTGTTCTCTCGCACTAAGCACTCGTTCACGATAGCGTCTATCGCGGCGGGCGGAACAAGCGGGGAGCATTCTGAGACGCTACAAAAGCCGGGATATTATCCGGTCGGGATAGTCGGCTGGAAGAGCGGAGCGGGAAAGGTCACGTTCCCGAGATTAGAAATCACTTCATCCTCATCCGGGTCCGCGACGATAACATATAACGCATTCAACGCGAATACCCAAGCCTCAGGAAGCCTGAGCGCGACAGTAGATATCTTATGGGTCAAAACATCTTAACAAGTAGTCGAAAGGAGACGAGATGAACAAGAAAGCTATTGCATTCACTGCCAGCGATCAGACGCTGACAAAGACTGCCGGATCGGAGCAGTATGCTTCGAACACGGTAAGCTATGTCGAAGCGACATTCACGCTGGGAGAAAACTGGACCGGGTTCGATTCGGTCAGGGCCTTATGGCATTCACAGTACTATGACATCTCGACCGTGCTGGACGCTCAGGGTAAATGCGATGTCCCGGCGGAGGTCATGTACTACAAGTCGAAGGTCTACGTGAACCTTGTGGGAGTCACGGCCAATAGGGATGAGATCAGCGTAAGATTGACCACATATCCGATCCTGGCGTTCGTGGTTGACTCAGAGGCTCTGGTAGAGGGGACCGAAACAGGAGGCATCACTCCGAGCCAGTTCGACCAGTTCGTGGCACAGGTGCACGAAGACGCCGAAGGGGCAGCCGGCAGCGCTGAAGCGGCAGCAGATGCCGCAGAGGACGCGGCGGCATCTGCTGAGGAGGCGGCACGCTACATGGCGGCCGAAGCTATCGCAGATACGTTCTCAACGTCAGCGACATACAACGTGGGCGATTACGTCATGCATGAGGGGGATATGTTCAGATGCATCTCGCAGATCACAACAGCAGGGGCGTGGGATGCGAATGAATGGACCCAGGTAACAGTCGGCGAGGAGCTTGCCGATATAAATGCGCTCGGATTTAGCGTCGTTGACGGCGCTTTGAATGTAACTTATACCGCATAAGGAGGTAAGGATATGGCAAGCGAAATCACAAAACCGGTAATGCTTGATGAGACAGGCCATCTGATAGTAGAGGGCCTGGCGCGTCAGAACATCCTGCTGTCGCAGCTCGTAAGCGCATCGTCAGAAGCGACGCCAGTCGCTACCCTGAACGAGATCCACGAGATCGTCAGAGCGGGCGAAGCGGAAAATGTATTCAGCATCGGAGACCAGATCATGGTCAACTACAACAACGGGACCACAGACTACGTTCTGCCGTTCGATATCGTACATTTTAGTGACGTTGAGCTCCAGGATGGGGAAACAGTCCCGGGAATGTTCATCGAGAGCCACTATGCGATGCAGCCGGTAGCATTCGACGGGAACGAAGCGTTCTATGTCGATTATGACGGCACGGCCTTCGCGGACCTGCCGGCAGGAACATACCATTTCCCCATGGGGAATTCATGGGGAACGAATGTCGTTGCCGGGAAAGTGTACCAGTTCACAACGACACAGACAGGAAAGATGTTTCAGTTCGGCACAGAATCATCCACGATCGGAGGGCTTCCGGATCAGAACCCGGCGAACTGGAGAGTTCTGGTTTACGCAGACCAGAATGCGACAACGCCGCTCGAAAGAGTCGCGCTCACAGAAGGATCCGGAGGAACGGATCTCGGGACGCTGGCGTCCAGCACAAAGTACAGCACGACCGGCATGAACAACATGCAGAGAGCGTCGTATGGATATAACAGATACGGCCAGTCTGCCATGAGACAGTTCCTGAACAGTTCTGCTGCCGCCGGAGCATGGTGGGCACCGAAAAACCCGTTCGATAGACCACCGGATCAGCTCACGTCACTTAGAGGATTCATGGCTGGATTCGACGAAGCGTTCCTGAACATTCTGAAGCCGGTAAAGGTGCGGACGGCGCTCAATACCGTGTCAGATACGGACATAGGAACATATGAAGACACATATGACACATTCTTCCCGGCGTCCCTGGAGCAGGAATACATCGTTCCTCAGCTCGCAAACACGGAGGGAGAGTACTGGGAGTACTGGAAACGCCGTCTCGGGTTGACATCTCCGCAGGCGCAGGGATCCGGTGGAACAAATCCGGCCCATATCAGATACGCATACGATGCGAAGACATCAGCCCAGTCCTGTCGTCTGCGTTCGGCCTTTCGTGGCTACGCGAGCTTTGCGTGGTATGTCTACTCGACTGGCAGCGCCTACAACAACAACGCCACGTACGCGTGTCGGTGCGCGCCGGCTTGCGTCATCTGCTAATCGTCAATCTCCCGCGCTCACTGCGCGGGAGAAGAAAGGAAAGCCATGTCCGTCCCAGTAAACCAGCGGACACCGGGAAAACTGGAGGTCTGTATAAAGTCTCGCGAGCTTGCAGTCTATACGCTGCAGATCACGAAAAACAAGAAGATATTCGGAGAAGAATATCAGGATGCCATCACCGACAAGATTATATCGACGGCGCTGAGCATCCACACTCTTGTCTGGGCGGCGAACAACATCATGGTAAACAGCCGCCAGGACATGGTAGAGAGGCTCGCGATGCAGGACAAGGCTGCGGCGCAGTGCAACGTCCTGCTGAGCCTGATCGACATCGCTAAACCGCTGTTTCATCTAAGAACAAAACGTGTCATGTTCTGGGGAGATAAAGTTATAAACGTCAGAAAGCTGATAAGATCCTGGCACCAAGCGGATCGAAAACGATATGCCCCAGTTTATGAGCCAAGGGATGTAGGCTGAAAGCACAGAACTGTCGTCTGCGTTCGGCCAATCGTGGCAACGCGAACAATGCGTGGAATGTCAACTCGACTGGCAACGCCAACAACAACAACGCCACGAACGCGAATCGGTGCGCGCCGGATTGTGTTAAGAGGGGCGAACATGCCCGCCGCGAAGCGATGGGGCCGCCTGAACATTGACGCAAGGAGCCGAATTCCCGGTCTAAAGACCAAACAACAGAACCATGACGTGCATGACTCAGAAAGGAGCCAGTTGGACTATAAGCATGGATTCACCAACCGTTATTGATGAAGTAATCGGTGTTGAGCCGCTGTACGATTCAATGCACAAATGCCAGCAGGGCGTTCTATGGAAAGACAGTGTAGCAAGCTACAGGATGAACGCCATCGAACGGACGCTGAACCTGAGCAGAGACTTGTACAGCGGCAGATACAAGGCAAAACCGACTGTGAAATTCAGAATCACTTCTCCAAAACCAAGAGACATAGCGAGCATCACATTCCGGGATAGAGTATATCAGCGGAGCCTGAATGATAATGTGGTGTATCCGGTAATGAGCAGGTCGTTCATATATGACAATTACGCTTGTCAGAAAGGAAAAGGAACGGACGCCGCAAGGGAGAGATTGAGGGAGTTTCTGAGAAGATATTACAGGAAGCATGGTCACGATGGTTATGTAGCACAGTTCGACATAAAAGGATACTATCCCAACATGGATCATGCGACAACAGAATCGATATTCAGGGAAAAGCTGCCGCCAGAGATTTATGCTTTAGTTGTGGACATCCTGGGGAACCAGTATGAAGGCGAAAAAGGATACAATCCAGGAAGCCAGCTGATCCAGATAGCAGGGATATCCATTCTGGATGGATATGACCACTTCGCGAAGGAACAGCTCAGGGCCAAGCTGTACATCAGATACATGGACGACTTTATGATTATCAGCCATGACATGGCGTATCTGGAAGACTGCGTGGAGAAGACGAGAGAGTTCCTGAGTGGTTTGAAATTTGAGATCAACGAGAAGAAAACCGGCATCTACCCTCTGTCGGACGGAATCGAGTTTCTCGGATTCAAATATAGGCTAACAGAAACCGGAAAAGTGCTTATGTTTGTGAAACCGGAGAACGTTAAAAGGGAACGCCGCAAGCTGAGAAGGCTTGTAGCCATGTCCAGGAAGGGAAAGATTCCGCACGAGAAGGTCGATGAATCCTATGCGGCATGGCGTAACCATGCCAGCAAAGGAAGCTCAAAGCAGCTCCTGGTCAGAATGGACAAATATTATCATGATTTATGGAGGGATGACAATGGCAGTATTGAAAAGAACCAAAATGGACCTGCATGACAAGGCCATCTTTGAAAATCTTGAAGCAGAAAACGAAGACATGAAAGCATTTATCGCTTACAACGTAATGATGGGAAACATCGAAGACCCGTCAGAAGAGGAGGAAGAAGATGAGTGAGCACAGTGAAATGTTCGAACAGATCAAGACATGGTATGACGCAGGAAAATGGAAGAAGAAAGCCGTCAGGAACGCTGTGGTAAGAGGATGGATCACGGCGGAAGAATACGAAGAAATTATAGGCGAGCCGTATGTTGGATAAGGACATCGCCGCCATGACTCTCCCGGAGCTGATTGAGCTGGTCAAGAGGCTCTTGGATGAGATCGAGCTGCGAGCGATGGAAGCAAGCTAAAAAAAGGAGAAGACATGAGATATCTGATTCAGTACAAAAAGGAATTTGCGATCACGATCGGCGTGTTCGCGTCCATTCTGCTCATCATCGTATGGGATATCTGGTCCATGATCCATGGCCAGCTGACCTATGAAAACCTCATCGCCAGCCTGGGTGGGCTGGTCGAGGTCATGGCGTGGTGGACGAACATGCCAACGTCAGAAGCCAATGCTCTGGCCACGGCACAGATGCGCTACGAAAAGGCAGAACTGAAGCGCGGAGAGATGGCAGGCGAGGACTTTGACGCATATCTTGATGACCCGGAAGAAGAGGAAGATGACTGGGAGGATGAGGAGAATGACGAAAGCGAGT